GAAAGGCGGCTACCGCCGATGGCTACATACACAGTCACTTTCAAGCAACTGCTAGACAACTATGCAGTGCTACAAACACTGACCGATACTGAAATAGAGGTGGGGCAATCCATCACTGTTAGCGCTATCGGTGCACCCTTTAACGGCACCTTTGTGGTTTATGCCATGCCCAAGTATGAGTACATCGGCATAGACACAGAAGGTGACCTGTTATTCAATAGCAATGTCAGCATCCCTAACCAGGTGCTCTTTGCTTGTACCGGCACAGACGTTGGCCGCATTGCATCGGCTGGCACTATCACTTTTACGCAGGACTGCACATGGATTACAACGGCTTCACTGATTACATATCTTGGCGTAGATATCACTAACCCCAGTGATGACTACACGCTTGCTACACAAGCCACTAATGCAGCTAATGATTTCTGCTATAGGCGTAGGCAAGAGTCTGGCTATTTTGACAGTTTGACTGTCTCGCCGGGGCACGATGTTTCGTTGGGTACGAAAATGTATGCAGCTGCATTGTGGCGCGCGCGAGGCTCTGTGCAGGACACCTTTGCCACGTTTGATGGTATGGGTAGCGCACCCGTCAGTGCCATGACGCCGATGATTAAACAGCTCTTGGGCATAGACCGCCCACAGGTTGCCTAATGCCTGCCACAGGGCTTCTCAACGAGGCTATGGCCGACCTTAAAGCCACACTGGTAGCAGTATCAGGCTTGCGCGTAGTTAGCGACCCCACCAAGATTGTGCCTAACTGTGTCTTTCTTGATGCCCCAAGTTTTGAGACTGTCGCTGGTGGTGGCAACATCATCCGCGTAACTATCCCAGTCAAGATTATTGGCAGTGGCACAGCAGCTCAAGGCGTGCTCGAGAACATCCTCAGCATCGTGGCCACAGTCCTAGGCTCGTCAGTTGTAATCATGGCTGGCCAGCCGTCATCGCTAGAAATGGGTGGCGCTACTTATCCTGCCTACGATTTGCAAATGGCTATGCAGGCACAAAAGCAATGAGATACCCCACTGCAGTAGTATTATCTGCTAGAACTAACAACAGATACGGCACCCGGCACCGTTTAACACAGGAGCATTAACGTGGCCACTTCGACATATCTCACAAACCCAACAGTCAATCTCGCCCCTACCACTGGTGGTGCAAAAGTTGATTTAACTGATCAGTGCCGTAGCGCGACAGTCACAGTCGGAGTGGACAGTCTCGAGAGCACTGCTTTCGGTGACACTGGCCATCGTTTTGTGCCAGGCTTGCAGACCGTATCTGTAGAGCTTGAAATGTATCTTTCTTATGGTGCTGGCGAAGTTGAAGCCACATTGTTTGCCAACCTTGGCACAGGAACTACTGAGCTAACCATCTCGCCATCAGGTGTCACAGAGTCTGCCAGTAATCCAGAATACGTGATTTCCAATATGCAATTAGTTGATTTTACACCGATAACAGGTTCTGTGGCCGAGCTTAGTATGGTCACAGCATCGTTTATTGGCGGCACCTACGTGCGAGATATCACAGCCCCATAACCAAAGGAACCCGACATGAAATTGACACTTAACGTGGATACAGGCGAAGGCCCGTACCTAGTTACCACCAGTTTGTACGTTGTTGTGCAATGGGAACGCAAATACAAGCGCAAGTCCAGCACCATCAGTGAGCAAGGCATCAGCATTGAGGACTTAGCCTTTATGGCTTACGAGTCAAGCAAACAGGCAGGCATCACAGTGCCAGCAGTGCTCGATGATTTCATCCGCCGATTAGTGACACTAGAAGTGGTGGACAATGACCCGGCAAACCCTACCCAAGCGGAACCTACCGCCATTCCCTAGCCAGTTTGTTAGTAGCAGTCGGGTGGTGGCCACCTGCTGTAGAGTTTGACATAGCCGACTTGAATACCACAATCAAGCTGTTAAACGAAAGCCGCAAGCCATGAGCCTCAATACAAGCGTAGAAATTACAGGCTTGAAGCAGGCACTGTCAGAGCTGAGCAAGTTAGACAAGTCTGCACGTTTTAAGGCAGCCGCCAAAATTAAGGCCAGTAGCCCGGCAATGCTTGAGGAAGGCCGTAAGCAGTTTCCTGCCGAGATTGGTATCTCTGTTATTCACGGCTGGAAAAACAAAGGCCGTCTGAGCTACGACAAAGCCAAAGTGGACAAAGGCGTGCAAATTATGGTTGGTGGCCGTTCCCGTGGTCAAGGCATCACACCACTAGTCACATTGGTGCAAAAAAACGCAGCTGGTGCACTGTTTTCACAGGCTGGCTCTAAAAACAATAGCGACTTTTCACGCTTGCTTACTAACGTCTTTGGCAGACCCCAGCGCGGCTTATGGCGATCACGCAAGTTCATACAAGAGCAAGGCACCGCTGACATTATGAAGGCTGTTGATGAAGTTATCGCTGACGCTAATCGGGCACTTAAAGCAAGGCAGGCTGCATAATGGCTATTTATCTACCAATCGTTACCCAATTCAACCCGAAGGGACTAAAAGAGGCCGAAAAGGGTTTCCGCGATCTCGAAGGCGCACAAGCCAAAGCGAAATACGCCCTAGGCAAAGCCAACAAATACGCAGCCGTTGCCCTTGGTGGTTTAGTTGCTGGTCTCGGTGATGCTGTTAAAGGTGCCATGGAAGATGAGCAGGCACAGAAACTTCTTGCGCGTCAGCTACGCAAAACAACTGGCGCTACCGATGCCCAAATTAAGGGCATGGAAGATTACATAACCACCCAAGGCAAACTTAAAGGCACTACAGATGATGAGTTACGCCCAGCGCTTGCTGGATTAGTACGTGCCACTAAGGACATTACCAAGGCCCAAGAACTAGCCAACCTTGCGCAAGACATAGCAATAAGCAAAAATGTCAGCCTCGAATCTGCCACAAAAGCCATGGAACGGGCGTATGGCGGCAACATGACTGCCCTAGCCAAACTGTCCCCAGAGTTGCGCGACATGATAAAAGACGGCGCTGATCTTGAAGAGGTTATGGCTGCAATGTCTGACACTTTTGGTGGTGCCGCTGCTGAGTCTGCTGAAACTGCTGCAGGCTCAATGAAGCGTTTAGGCGTTGCCTTGGGTGAAGCCAAAGAGGGTGTGGGTGCAGCACTGTTACCAATACTTGAAAAGGCTCTGCCAGTACTGCAAAAGTTTGCTACTTGGGCACAAGAGAACCCAACACTGATCACGGCTGCTGCAGCTGCTTTTGGTGTATTAGCGGGCAGTATTCTTGTAGTTAATGCCGCCATGGCTCTAAACCCTGCTGTACTGATTACGGCTGGCATTGTTGCTTTAGGTGGTGCTTTAGTTATTGCTTACAAAAAATTTGAGACTTTTAGATCAGTGGTACAAACAGTTGTCAATGGAATCGCTGGCTATTTTGAGTTCATGGCTAACGCCTATATCAAAATGATTAACTTGGTCATTAAGGGCATCAACCTTATTAAGCCCGGCAAAGATATCAGCCCTATTGGCTCTGTCAGTTTTGGCAGGCTTGGTGGTGACAGTGGCGGCGCTGGTGGTGCTAACCCTGCAGGTCTTGATTACAAAGCCATGGCCGATGGCGGCATCGTGACGCGTCCAATAATGGGGCTCATCGGTGAGGCAGGCCCAGAGGCTGTCATCCCGTTAGACAAAATGGGTGGCATGGGCAACAATGTCACTATTAACGTCAATGGTGGCGACCCTCAAGCCGTGGTAGCTGCACTTCGTAAGTACATGGCAACCAACGGCTCTGTACCAATCAGAATTGCATCCTGATGGCTTTTACGCCCCCCACAGTCAATGTGGCCACAACAATGGATGGCACATACACCACCATTGCTGGCATACAAAACCTGCAATTTAACCGCGGACGCCAGCGTTATTCCGACCCTTTTGCTTCTAGCAACTTGACCATAGAAATGCTTGCCCCAACCAATGACGCGTTAATACCAACAGTGGGCAACTACATAGATATTCGTGCCACTAATAGTTCAGCATCGGAAGCGTATTTCGTAGGGAAAGTTACAGACGTTCTCAGGCAGTACGACATTCCTTACACCAGTGCTACTAACAGCGCTCCGGGTGACCGTATTTATATAACAGTCCGTGGCGCTCTTGGTCTTATTGGTCAGTATGAAACTAGCGGTGTTGGAGTATTTCAGGCATTGCCGACCCGAAGTATTTTAAGCCTTTTTGACAATTTTTGTGGGGTGCTGTTTAACACCAAAGTTGAGTACATAGGCAACCGATTTCAATGGCCTGTTTTACTTTTTGAAGCCCAATTTGTTACTTTTAGCGGCTCAGGACTTGACACCTTAAACCAACTTGCTAGAACTAGCCCATACTATTTTTCTGATTACGACAATGAAAGAGTGGTAACAGTGGCCGACCCTAGCCTCGGTGGCATTAACCCCGGCTACGGCCCACGAGATTTTATGGTAGGGCTAAGAGATGCAGGACTATCAGAAGTTTCAGCTAGTAATTTTACTTTTTCCGATACAGGCTCAATTAAATATGACGGCATTGAGTTTCTGACTGGTAACCAAAACAATTACAGCTTCGTTTTAGTCAGTACAGGAAATAATCTCTTTGATGACCTTCCGACTGGTGACCCAATACCAAACCCAATACCGCTAAATGGTGGTTATTATGACAACAGTTTTGCGCCCTACACAACCCTTTTGTGGACTACTAACAGCATGGAAACAGACTGGTCTAATGACCTTGCGGCAATTGTTTACAATCGCACGACAAAGCCAACTATCGGGCCGTTCTCAATTACAACCACAACAGCCGTGGACAGCACAGCCTTAAACATGGCGCTAATGAATACCCACTTTTTAGGCGAGACTGGCTCTATAACCTTTCGTGGCACGACTTACAAGGTTAGTCTTGAAGGTGTAGAAGTTTCTATGACACCTGATCAGGCAAGAGTTACTTGTTACTTTTCGCCTTTCCCGGGTGATTTTTTTATCCTTGATAGCGCATCAAATGGTGTGCTTGACACAAACAGATTGGGCTATCCATAATGGCAACACCACCAGATTTTACCGCAGGAGCCGTGCTCACAGCAGCGCAAATGAACGCTGTCGGTCGTTGGAAAATGACCCCAACTTCTATAAGTGGTACTGGCGCAACAATTGACGCAGATGGAACAATCAACGTTGCTGGTACTGGCGCATTTACCGTAAATGGCTGTTTTACATCGGATTTTAAACAGTACGAAATCATTGCAAGGTTAAAAACCGCAACTGGTGGTTGTCAGTTACAAATGCAAATGACTACGGGTGGCACGCCAGCAACAACAACGGATTACTATTATGTCGTGGGCTATACCAGTTATGCTGGCGCATGGAACAAAACAGCCGCTAACAATACTTTTATGCAATTTGGAGCAGCTTTTAATACTTACGGCTCGTTAATAACAGCAGATATTTCTTATCCTCAACAGGCTGATTACACTTTGATGACTACCAACTCAAACGGATGGGGTGGTTCTGGCGATGAGCAGGCAATTACTTGGAATCATCACCGCCTTGCTACCGCCTATGACGGTTTCAAAATGACTCCTAGTTCCTCAACTTTGACAGGTGAACTAAGAATCTACGGATACAACTAAGGCAACAATGAAACGCCTAGCCCTGCTTAGCCTCACCCTGCTCACCCTCACAGCCTGCTCAGACCGTGTACGCCACAACTGCGAAACAACAGACACAGCCCACAAATCATTCATAGAAAGCAAATGCAAATGAAACTAGAAAAAAGACTTAGCAACGAAGAAATCAAAGCCCGACTAATTCTTGTCGTCGGCGTATGCCTCTCGAGCGCGTTCCTATTCTCAATCGTTGCCCTTCTCTACGGACTGCTCTTCGTAGTACAACCAACCGAGCAAGCCCCGAACGACTCTGAAGCCTGGGCAATTCTTTCCCCAATGCTTATGACCCTTGCCGGTGGCCTTATCGGACTTCTTGCAGGCAACGGTCTTAAAGACAAACCAAAAGACCCACCGCTATGACCGCCCCTAAGGTCTACCCATACAAGAAACTTGTGCTACCTGCTGAAGTAGCCAAAGTTGGCAACGGCAACTTAACCCCAGCAATGCTTAAAAAGGTCAAGACAGGTGGCGAAATGTGGACAGGTGCAGCAGTTGCTTTCAACAAGCTCTACACCGATTGTCTCGCTGCTGGTTTCAAGCTGCGCAATGTGGGCGACTACCGCCCCTTTGATGCACAGCTTGCAATGTTCGTTGATCGTTACGCACTTAAAGATCAAGGCCGTAGCCCACAAGTGACACGCAAATACCAAGACAAACTGTGGTACCTGAAAAAGGGCAAGTCGCCTAGTGGCGTGCCGGGCACTTCTAACCACGGCTTCGGTCTTGCCATTGACCTTGCCTATGAAAAAGATGGGGCACTCGTGTCTATGGGTGGCAAATGCCTAGATTGGCTCTGTGCAAACGCACCCAAATATGGTTTCTACCTGCAAGGCTCAGACCCTAAATCGCCTGAGTTTGAGGCGTGGCACTGGCAATACGTGTGTGGCGACAAGCCACCAGTACTGCCGTAAAGGACTCCCAGCTCGTTTGAGCGTGGCTGGGGCTAGGTGGTGGGTGTCTTTGTTTCCATTGGGATATCCACCACCGCTTTGTCAAATTGTGTAAAGTAACCATCGCTACTCAAATAGCAGAAAGACAAAGGAAACATGATCTACACAGACCTACCACTGTTCAGGGCTACAGACCCGGACACATCCCGCCAGCCGAGCCCTATTCGGGTAAATACCCATCGAGCGTTACTGCTGCAGGAATACTTTTACGCCACGCTAGGGCTAACTGATGAGGAAGCAGGTGCTCGAGCCGCGCTAAACGGTCACGACATTAAGGGCTATTGGAAGCGTTGCTCAGATTTGCGCACTCTAGGTCTAATTGAGGACTTGGGCATCCGTAGAGCGCTTACAAGTGGCTCTCAGGGCATTGTGTGTGCAATCACACAGGCAGGAATAGACACAGTAAGGGGCTGGGCATGACCGACACCCAATTCGTAGTCAGTTTCGTTATCGGCTGGGTGTCCTGCTGGCTCTACCTCAAAATGATGGCTAACCGACCATGATACCGACATGGGGCTATGTGGCTCTAAGGTCTAAAGATAAGAAAACCATGGTGCAGGTCTTTACAGACTTGTCCACAGGCCTGATTGTTTATACCCAAGTCTGCCAACGTGCAGAGTCTTGGCACTCATGGGGGCCGCCTACAGAAGTTGAGAGAGTTGATTAAGAAACTCATGGCACTAACGCTTTTCCTCGCCCTATCCACACCAGCCCACGCAAATGCAGCTGCTTTGTCATGCCCTAAATGGGAACCGCTAATGGCTGAGTATTTCCCTGCCAAGGTTGTGCCCGTCATGTCTAAAATTGCCTATCGAGAGTCCCGGTGCAACCCTAAAAGCCTGTCAGCAATACGGTCTAATGGTCGCCCAGATGTTGGCTTGCTGCAGATACAAGGCTCATGGGCTACTGTGACACGCGCAGTCTGTAAGAAACAGGATGTGATCAAGGCACTGCTAACTGTCCGATGCAACCTCAAAGTGGCACAGTATCTCTATCGCAATGGTGGCCTTGGTCACTGGCGAGCAACCTCAGGAAAATAACAAAGGAAACAAATGGAAACATCAACAGGTGAACTCATCGCCCGACTAATGAACCTCAGCAACCAACTTGCTATAGAGCTGCGCTTTAAAGAGTCAAGCCTTGTGCTTGAAGTTGTCGGACTATTGCACTCACTGCCTACTATTGCTGAGCAAAACCGCCAAGCGTGGCACCCATCGCTTAACACTTCTGGCGCTTCTAAAGGCATTACCTACATCAGCACTGTTAAACAAACACATGAGTGAGTACACCCACAACGATGACGTGGCAGACCTGCTCTATGCCCGTGAGCAAGAAATCATTGTGTTAAAAGCAGCGCTTGCCTACTGCAATGCAGAACTAGACCGCTTAGAAAAGGAGTTAGCCCGTGGGGTTTGACCTGTCAGATTATGAGCCAGTCGCCAGCAGGTTAGACCGTTTCCTAAAAGCACACCCTGATGCCCGGGTCATAACTGATCTTGTGCACTACCTAGCAGACATTGCAGTGTTCAAGTGTGAGCTGTGGCTAAACGATGAAATTATCGCTACGGGCTGGGCTGAGGAAATACGCGGCCAAGGCAACGTAAACCGCACCAGCCATCTCGAGAACTGCGAAACAGGCGCTGTAGGTCGTGCACTTGCCAACGCTGGTATGAGTGGGTCGGACATTAACAAGCGGCCAAGCCGTGAGGAAATGCAAAAGGTGGTTAGGGGCGATGTGACAGTGACTGAAAGCAGCAACCTTGCCAGCGACAAGCAACAGAACATGATTAGAGCCGTCTGTAAATCCATGGGCCGCACTGTTCCCAGCAATTTGCAGGCCATGACTAAACGCGAAGCTAGTGCTTATATTGACA